CGAATTTCTTCGAATGCAACGTCTTTTAATTTCAACAATGCTTTGGCTTTTTCGCAAAATTGACAATTACCTTTACTGTAAATGGTTAACATTAAGTCCTCTCTACTTCTATTACAATACTTTTATCATTGATTAATTCATCAACTACACTGGACAAAGCATCAAGAACATCATCGCCGACAATGGATTTTGACATCTCCGAATCATTCTTAAGCAATTTGCTCACTCTGATCACAATTAATTCTTCATGTATTTTAGGCATTTGAATTCCTATTCTAAATTACTTGACTGGTTACTACTATGGTGTTTTGAGTTTTAAATTTAAGATTGATTTTCTTTTCAACAATTTTCTCAAACACAGGCAAATCTAATAACATGTACATGTTATAGAATTCTGGATTAATATCGTCGGGAAATAATCCTGTCAGTTTTATGCTTAGATATTCTTCACGAATCATGTGTTAAGCACAGTGGTGGTATTTTCCAATGTGGTTTCGACTAGCAAACGAATTTCTGAGTTTTGCAAGGACAGTTTGTTTAATACCATGTCTTGTGCAAGTTGCTCAATTTCCTTTTTGATATCTTCGTCTATTAAATTTGATTCGAGATTCTCACCATCTCCGAGCAATACACTAAATCTAACAATTATCTTTTCTTCTTTAATTCGGGCCATGACTTCTCCTTAGATATCGGGCAGTGCAGCATGATCTACAGTTTCTGACATAACACCGATAACATAATTTGTACTTTCAGATTCCTGTAAAGCTGTTTGTTTTTTATTTATATTGACATGTTTGTTGAACCAAGGAATAGGACTCGAACGTGGGTGTTCTTCTTGGTATTTGATGCCAATGTCTTTTAGCCTTGTGTAGGCAGTAAAGTCTACAAAGTCCTTGAGAATCTGACTGTTCAAGCCGATGACCACACCCTTCTTAAACAAATAATCAGCCCAGTCCTTTTCTTCGGCGACAACTTCCATGTACATTTGATATACTTCGGACTTTGTCTGTTCGGCGGCCGTGGCAAAGCGTGAATCTTCTTTGACTATTTGATTGATGATCCACGCAGTCCAATCTGCGTGTAGAATCTCATCCTGCAGAATTAGTGCAATGATATTACCGTTGCCAATGAATATACGATTTTCCACCATGGCCAAACTAGTGGCAAATGACACCATAAAACGCAGTGCTTCAAGTGCATAACTGGCATTTAATGCCAGCCAAATAGCCTTAATGTGTTCTTGTTCAGATACCAGTTCTGGGTTAACTTCTTTTAAAGAATTTAGACGATGCAGTTCATCATAATAACGCCCAATACTGGCCGCCATGCTGACAATTTCCGCTGTGTCATGTATCTTATTAAATTCTTCTTTGGGCACACCATAGATATTACGAATAATATGACTGTAACTCTTACTGTGAATATTGGTCTCGAAAAAACTCCAATTATTAACCAGTGCTTCCAATTCAGGAATGGAAATCACTGGACTGAATACCTGTGCAGGTGCTCGTCCTTGAATACTGTCTAAGGCAGTTTGACGTAAGAGATTGCTGGTAAAAATATGTCGAACAGCATCACTGGCTTCTTTGAAATCAATTTTGTCTTTGGTCAGTGTTACTTCCTCAGGCACCCAAAAGAAACCTCTTGCAGTTTCTTCGAATTTCTGTAATTTAGGATATTTGACTTCTTCAAATCGTTGAACTGTGACTGGACCTTCAGGGTCCAGAAACATGGTTCGTTTTAGATAGTTAGTCTGTTTCTGTAAGTTATATTGTGCTTTACTCATTTCCATTAAACTCTATAACAAGGCCGCCTTCCTCATCAATTCCAACTGATGCAATGTCGTCTTGATTCAATGCGGCTAAGATCATACCTTCTGCTTCTTCTTCGATTTCTATATCATTGGGCACGCCATAGGCCAATAATAGACTTCTAATTTTTTCGATAGTAGTTAATTCTTGATTCATAATACACAGGCTTCACAATTTTCTTGATCTTCATCGACTTGAATATTTGTAATTGTTTTTTCAATGGTAGCAGGAGCATTGGCTAGAATGGCCTTGGCACCGACTTTGTTGATCAAACTGTAGTAGATGGTTTTAATGCCCCATTTGTAAGCCAGCATTAAGTTCTTTGCTATCAGTGTTGCTGGCACTTTGTTGTTGGCAAAGTAAGCAGGGTTATAAAATGTATTGGTACTCAAACTTTGATCAACATAGGCTGCTAACACTGCCGCAGTCTTAAGGTAATCAGCACAGTCACGTTGATCCCACATCAATTGATATCTGCTTTTGAGGCGGCGATATTCGGGTACTACTTGTACAAACGACCCCGCTTTAGATTCTTTAACGGATATCAACTCCATGGGCATTTCGATGCCATTGGTAGAATTAAGCACCACAGAACTAGATTCAACCGGTGCTACTGCCATTAATGTAGCATTACGAATTCCAAACTTTAACAGTTTGGCACGCAGTGGTTCCCAGTCAAGACTTGGAGTGAAATCCGTTAGATCATTGACACCTGGGGCACGTCGTTCCCAGGGGAATACTCCCCTACCGTAGTAGGTCTGCGACGATTTACTACAAGCACCACGCTGTTCAGCCAATTCTACACTCATTTCGGTTAGGTAATAGGCCTGATGTTCCATCCAACGCTTGACTTCTGCTAAAGCAGTTGGTTCGCCGTACTTGAGACTCTTGCGAGCATGCCAATATGCCAGGTTGGTGATGCCAACCCCGAGTGGTTCAAAGTCTTGGTTAGCCAGTTGACTTTGAACGCTCAGGAAGTCTTGATAGTTGAGTAAGTTGCTGAGACTACGTACTAGTATTCTACAGCACTTACGCATGTCTTGTGGGTTACGAAATGCTCCCCAGTTTATGCTGCCAAGAGTACAAAGAGCGATTCTTCCCTCAGCATCTTCAATCCTCTGGAAAGGTCTCGTGGGTAATAGTATCTCTTGGCAAAGATTTGATTGATATACTGGATCAAGTGTGGTGTCAAACGGACCTTGACGCTGAACGTTGTCAACGAAGACAAGGTAGATACGACCAGTGTCAGTGCGTTCCTTAAGTATGCCATTCTTAAAGATCTCGTCCGCTGGTAGTACCTTCTTCTTTTTTGTCGCATCGTGCTCATATTTCACATATAACCTTTCAAATTCTGCTGTATCTCGATAAAAGGCTTCATAGAGATCGGGCACTTCGTGCGGGTCAAATAAGGTGATATCAGCACCGTCCTTAAACCTGCGCCAAAAGAATCCATTGACCACCACTGAGTAATCCATTTGTCTTACACGAGTTTCTTCTGTGCCTTGGTTGTTCTTTAACACAATAAGGTCTTCAAACTGTGCATGCCAGATAGGAAAGGTCACAGTGCATGATGCATTGCGTATGCCACCCTGACTGCAGGAGCGTAGATCTGAGAACCATTTCTTCATAAATGGTACTAGTCCTGTGTGCTTGATTTCGCCATTGCGAATGGGGGCACCAAGTGGACGGATACGACCAATCTCCAAGCCAATGCCAGCACGTTTACTGGCATACTTGGCCATCATTTCGCCAGCAGCGAATATGCTATCAAGGGTATCATCACTACTGATAAGAACGCAACTACTGAACTGTTTAGTAGTAGTGCCAAGCCCAGCAAGCACAGGGGTGGCAAGAGTGAAATGACCATCTGAAGCGCACTCATAGTAGTCCTTGACATATTTTAATCTTGTTTCTCTCGGTTCATTGTGAAATGCTGTGGCAGCAGCCACAGCATAGCGTACCTGAGGTGTTTCAAAAACTTGCCCAGTGGCACGATTTTGTACTAGATATTTTTCACAGAGTTGAGCAATGGCCGCGAATGTATAGTTTTCATCCTTGGCGTGATCGATAAACAAATCAATAATATTCCATTCATCTTCGGTATACCACTCTAGCAGTTCCGGGGTATACATTCCGGCATCCACATTCTTCTTTACTATACTATAAAGTTTTGGAGGGTCATATTCACCATATACTTCTTTGCGTAGCATACTAAGGCGCTGGCGCCCTGCTACATATTGATAATTAACATTATTGATTTCAGGGTTTTCGGTTTCGTCAACAAGGCCAACCATGGCCTGCAATAATAGGGCATCAATTGTGCTGGTGGCCATGCCATCATGAAATTCTAATTGTGCTTTAATTTCGATCATGCTGGGGCTTACCCCGTCGATACCACGACAGGCATGTAGCACTTGTCTTTGTATTTTTGATATATCTAACGGAACACGTTCACCGCTGCGTTTAATTACATAAATTTGTGACATTATTGTTTGATTCCTTATTATGGTTCTAATAGAGGTCAAGGTTCAAATCCTTGACAGTATACCTATACTTGAGCACTAAATTCTCAGTGATTGAAGTTTTATTTACGACATCGTCAAACATCAAATTAAGTATATATTTCCCCTGATTAGCCCATACTGTATTAAAAACATCATGATTTTCTATGTCTTTATATACTTGTATTTCTAAATTATCTATGCCGTTATTGTAATGAGGACATAGATACAGAGTATACAACATTCCCAGAGACTTTGCAAGATCACAGTACATATTTTCGTGCACTAACGTCCAGGGATCCGGCCATTCTTCTTTGAGGTCTGGGTGTAGATAATGTGTTACGTAGGGTGCGTAACTCCACAAATGGGACGTTTCTTTTACCGCCGAATCTAGGCTTAGATTTCCTAAATTGTTTCTAAAAGCACGCCATTCGTGTAATCTTTCTTCAGGTTTTAGATTCCACATAATGATTGAAAAAATAAACTGCTATTGTGTTATTTAAGGGATAGTGTAATAGGCTAAGATAAAGTTACTGCACACCAATTATTGGGCCATGCATTGGTGACGATGCCGTTGTCGGTTGAAGATGGGAATCCAGACTTAATGCCTCGGCAGGTCAGAGTCACTGTCACTGTTTGCCCGGGTATGGCAAACCCTGCATGAACCACTGCTCTTGACCAATCGCTGTCATCGGTATACCCAAAACTGTTGTTGCCCCAAACTCCGCTGCCCACTAGACTACCTGTGACAGTTTTAACCACTGTGCTGCCAACTTGACAAGTTGGAAATTCACTGGGGTTAGTATGCGGTGGCGGTGTTGGCACTGGAGGTTCATAGTTTTCAATACTGTAGGTAACATTTTCGTTGTCAAATCTCACATTAACATCAAAACAAACAGTTTCACTGCGGTACACGGTTGTTGCATTTGCGGTAATGGCATAGGTAGGTGGTGGTGTCAATGGAGGAGGTGAAACCGACGGAGGCGATGCAGTAGGAGTAGGTGTGGGTGTTGGGGTAGGTGTGGGTGTTGGCACCGGTGTCAGCGAAGTATCAAGTATGGTAACAGTGTCAAAAGCCACTATGTTGGCCGAAATAGGATCACCCACACACCATGTGTATAAATTAAAAGTTACATTTTCTATGCCTTCCGTGGTAAGGTCTTGTTTGGTTCTTACTTTGAATGAATATGGTAATTGATTGGTGTCAAAGATGTAATCCAATGACGGCGATAAATTCCCTGTGGGAAATGGTATTTCAATGTCATTGCCATTGATATTGGTGCCAGTGGCAGTGACTTTGTATCTTCTGCCACTGGCACAGGATACAACATTTTTACCATTGATTTTTATATCAAAGCCAAACCCTTCCTCTACAGATTCCGGAGTGGCCCTAATAGAGTACAAAGGCGGAGGCGGGATCCATACAGCACTGAATTCCGGCACTTTGATGTTCTCGTCAACGAAACTTTTAACATCATAGGTCACAATTGATTGCCCGTCGACATCGCCTGATTTAATAACCAATATCGGTCTTTTGACCACAGTTTGGCTAAGAAAATTGCTGTACTCCATTTCAATTTCGATGCCAGTGGGTTGAACTTCGGTGTAAGAATCTCTCCAGCACACAATAAGATTAAGAGGGTCCACAGTGAAATTAACATAACCAGAGCGATACTTAGAAAATCTTTCTACGCGATAATCAATTCTTCCGCCGAAAAATTTCGACAACAAAGGCACAAAGTTAACTGTATTTGGCTGTACTACCACACTGCGCCCAATCATTTGATAACGCTCACCGTACTTCATGGCACTAGTAGTATCAATGCTGACTATGTCAGCAGCACCATGTTCAACAGTGTCAACAAAGTAATCATCGTCACGAGTTCTAAAGAAGAAGTCCCCGAAACTGAAACTACCTTCGCCACCGAATTTGATCACTGGTGTTTTAACAGAATGATTATTAATAGCAGGTGCAAAGTCTGACGGAATTTGACTCAGTAGACCTGACGTATCTGTACCACCAGACCATGTTTCAATTTCGTAGGTCAATGCTTCGCTGGTTGGCAAGGAAGTTAAATTAAAACAAATGGTCTGCCCAGATGTTATAATACTGGTCATGGTGTCAGACACAGGCGAATCACCACGTATGCTGTATCGTGGCAAGGGATTTCCCAATGGCAAAGCGAGATTTGATGTAAAGCCGGTGCCTACATCTAAATATGTATTAGTACTGCTGGTTACACCACTGATGTTTCCTGTGACCAATATACCATAGGTGTTGATGGCATCAAAAATACAATTGGTTACCCTGAGACCCATCACAGTAAACGACTTGGTAGTATTGGCAATAATACCTGTGAAAAGATCAGTAAAAGTACAACGATCGAATATAATATCTTCTATTTGTTTTCGATCATTTAATTCAATAGCAGTACTCATACCTAAGAAATCGCATTCAGTAAAATAAATGGATCTAGTGGTCAAATAAGTAGATTTAATTTTAACTGCCACGCTCTGATCATCAATGGTCGGTCGTATTACCGAACTCTTAAAGGTACAACTATGAAAGGAAACATTCTTGGCCGATTCAATGATCCCAATGGACTTGGCTGGCATTTCAATGAATTCAAAGTCAATGTTACTAAACTCCACTGGCCCTGGAGATTCTCCAGCCACTGAAATAAAGGTATCATAATTACCAGTGCTGGTAGTGGTTTTAAAAATACAGGTAGCAGCAGGACTATTTTGTCTAATAATTACACTACCTTTGCCGGCTCCACGAAGCACACAATAAGGTGGTATTCTTAGTTCCCCATTGATTATGTAAATACCAGGATGAAAATTAATTATTCTTTTAGTCTTTGGGTCAACAGAATTAGATAATCTATCGTAGGTTTGATCAATGGCACGTTGTATAGCGTCTAGGTCATCAGTGATACCGTCACCGGCGGCGCCAAAATCTAAAATATTAATAACATCATCGAGTTTATTTTGAAGGGTTCTTATCGTCGGAGAGATGTTGTCAACTCCGGTTAAAACCTCATAGCCTCCTTCAAACCCTTTGAATCTATAAAGAAACGAAACTGCTGGATCAGCGCCAGTGGCTCCTGTTGCAGCACTAGCCCCGCTGGCGCCTGACGCTCCACTGGCTCCTGATGCTCCTGTGGCTCCCGTAGCACCAATTCCACTGAGTGCTGAATTTAATATGGCTAAAACACCAGCACGAGTCATAATTTCGGTGTTGCCTTCGTAAGGAGCACCTTCGATTAGACTGCCGTTGCCAATGAATAATCTTAATTGATCTAATGCCCAGCCAAATTCTCCGCTGGCTAGCTGTCCTAAATCTTGTAAAAGACCACGCCGGATCTGAATCTGAGATATCTGTTGAACAGCCATGTATTAAAAATCGCCTTAGATTCAGTATTTATAGCAATTTATAATACTGGCTCACACGCTCACACCAGCGATCGGTCCACATGTTAAAATCACTGGGTTCTAAGACAAATTCTTGGTATTCGGGATCTGCACCATCAGCAGGACGCACACACATCATTACAACACCTTTGCGAATATCGGTTCCATGTACTTCGTTGTGTGCTAGAGCATAGGCTGTTAACTGTAGAAAGTAGTCGTCAATCCATTCGCGACGTTTGGGCTTGTTACTTTGTTTAAAGTCCAAGATGGCCTGCGCTCCATTGTGTACGCCCACGCAATCAGTGGTGCCTGCGTAAAGTTCAGGAAAGTACAGTGGAACTTCATTGCCCCAAACTTCAGTAACATGCCGAAAGCCCGATTCGATTATTTTCATAGCCATACGATGGCTTCGTTGACTTTCAGGGTGCGTGCCGGGCGTGCCGGGATCACCAGTCTGTATGTAATTTTCTAACCATTTGTGCATACGAGTGCCGCGATTGGCTGCTTCAGTCGTTATCTGTTGAGCTTTATCTTCACCTACTCGCCGACGCCATTCGGCCAGGGCCTGGCGTGCTTCAGCAGGCTTGGTACGATCTAGAATGGTTGTAACACTGGGCACTCGTGTGCCCACAGGTGTTTGATAATAGCGTTGACCATCAACAGTGGCACGATTAATAGATTGGTAGTTATATTTTTTGATAAGCATACTATTGATAATAGCATACTCGGTGTTCTGAATACAAGAGATTACATTCTTTTAGCGGCAGCACGTTTTGCCATAGATGACACTGTTTTTTCTGGTGTCCTAGGGCCACTATTGTCTGTGTCAAAATCAGTTATGTCGACTTCTCTCTCGGATGTAAGAGGTTTAAGATACACGTAGAGTATATCTTGATCATCTTTTTTGATATTTTCTACTACATTGTCTAGTTGGCCTTCTTTAAAGGCATCTTTTAACAAGTCAATGTTAAACATTTCAGAACCGGGTTCTTTTCTAATCAAATTGACTAGACTGTCAACACGAATCTGATCTGTTCTAGATCTTAGATTATCTAGTAAATTGATCAGATTAGCAACTGAGGGAGTGATGTCTCCCTCAGTGACAAACTCCCGGGCTCTCATTAACGCTTGGCTCTACCAATTGGTTCAGCACCGCCGGCAGCAGCGTCAGTGGCGCCAAACTCATCTGCGTCGAGATCACTGGGCTCACCAAGACTTGGTGGTGCTGCACCGAGATCAGGTGCTCCTAGTGTATCGGGCCCTGGCATCCCGCCCATGTCTTCGCCGGCCAACTGACGAGCATTAGTGTCAGCAGTTTCACGGGCTTGTGCAAGTTCTTGACTGATGTTAGTCAATAGTGAACCCATGGCATTTTTAAAGTTATCGGCTTCGGCCATGCCAATTTGGTCACGAATGGTGTCAATCAATGCTGGTAGTTGTTCTACCTGCATTCTGCTGACCTTCTCAACCATGTCTTGAATGCTGTCTACCATGTCTTTGGCTGCGAGTATTGCTTCGCTCTTGCCCATCTCACTTTCAAAGAGTTGACGGTTTTCATTCATCCACTTGCTGAGACTTTCACGCACCATGAGCAATTCCATGTACTTGGGATTGCGTTCGGCTTGGTGAATGCCGTAACTATGACGAATACGAGCAATGTTTTCACTGACCAACTTGCTTAATTGCTCGGCCTTGGGATAAGTCAAACGACTATAATCTAACTTAAAACCAAATCTGGTTTGCATTAGATTATTCATTTTACTACTGGATGCTACAGGATTTATGTCAGAAATGTTCATAATAGGTAATTCCTAATGGTTACAGTATTTAGCCAACTTTAAAGTTTTTTCCATTAACATTCTACGTTGTGTAAGTTGTGCCAGAGTTTCTTGGTAACGATTAAAATAGAGGTCTTTGGTTGCATAATTCTTTTTCTTATCGGCTTCAAATAACCTTAATTTTAATCTACCTTCCTCAACTATAAGTCTATTTATATCCTGATCATAGTTTAACAATTGATCAGCCAATTGCCATCGTTGAGTTTGATTACAAATAGCATAAAATATTGCAGCGTGTTTGTTTACGAAGATTAATTCTTGGTCACTGTAACGATATATCATGTGCCAGTCATTGTTGATCTGGCGAATGGCATAGTTGCCTACCAGGAAAAGATTATTGCCAATGGGAACTATGAGCGGTCTTGGATCTTGTTTTTTTTGTGTATCGATTAATTTGAATAATTCTTTTCTGGTCCAGTGTTTGATTTTTTTGACTGCTTGTCGTACTGCTTGTTCAACTATCGACTTGCTTTCTGTATTGAATTTTTCCATCTTGATTTCGTCTTACTAAGACACCTTTATTAACTAATTGATTGGCAATCACTTGCTCCCTTTCAGTCAGGGACGATTTTTCTATGGTGATTTCTGTGTCATGAAATTGTCTCAAAACATCAGATTCTTCGTTGGTAATGGGCAACTGTAAGCCACCCATGAATTCTACTATTTTCATTTTAAATGTGTAATTAGAGTAATCATGGCACCTATTAGAACCACTATTAAACTAGTTCCAATGGCAATTAATTGCCGGTTGTGCTTGTCATTGGCTTCAGACAAGGTGTTTTTGATTTCCGAGATCATGCCTTCCATGCCACTAACTTTATTATCAAGGCTGTCCAATTTCATGTTAAGTTGCTTGTATCTTTCAGCACACAATTCCACATGAGCCTCCAAATTCTCTTTTTCAATATCCGAAGCTGACATTTTATTTAAATCCTGACAAAAATTGCACACTACACTAAAGTAGTATATTTTATTATTTAATCCAAATGCTATAAAACCTTGAAATAGGTATTCTTCAATGTCCCATCGATACAAAAAACAGGATAAGGCATGTCTATGGTTTCATTTAGTCCAATGACCACAGGTACGTTTTCAAAATCAAAACACAATTTTTTCAATTGATCGTCGGTATCCCCTTCAAGATCCGACGAAAAAATAAACTTCCAACACTGATGATGTCCTTTATAGTAACTGCCAAACTCGTGAAGTTCAACATTAACATGCATTGGTGTTTTAGGAATGGCTTCAACTGATGATTCTACTCTTAGGTTAATGATCTGATTCGCAGTTTCCCAATTTCGCTGCTGGTTTCGTTCGAATTGATTTTCGGCGTTGTTATCGGTTATGCCTGTGGCAGTTATATCAACCAGTGTGTAAACAGCAATACGAGTCATAAAAATATTTATAGACTACTTTTAAGGCCATAAAAAAAGCCCTGTTAAACAGGGCTTTTAGTGACAAGTTCAATGATTAGAATGACATGTCGCTTGGTACAAATGTGCCATGACCAGTGATAACTACGTTACTGGTGATGTCTGCACCTTCAAGGATCATGTTAACCGAACCGTTACCAGCAGTGAAAGCACCGATGGCTGTGACTGTTGCAGTTGACTGAATTGACTGTACTAGGGCATCAAGGTTGGCCTGCTGAATGCTGGCTCTTGTGAAGGTCTTGAAATATAGATCACGACCTACTTGCTCCATTGGGGCTGCGCCACCGTTTGTTCTTGTAAATGCTGCCATTTTGTTTTCCTCTTTCTAAATTTTTACGCTGGTGCGTATGTTTTTATTTATGATCTTTCTACTTTTTTGATGCATTGAAACCGTTAAAATGTGCTGCGCCAAAACTTCCGCGCTGTACCAATTTAACTATTCCATAACGCGACGGAAATACAAACCCTTCGCCTTGAGCACGCCCTGCGACAACTTGTTGCATTCCAGTAACTTGTGCTTCTAATTGCTGAGCCAAAGTTTCTTTAAGAGCACTGATGCTGTTCCAAATTGCAAATAGTGCGTCAAGTCCCTTTTTATTTTGGTATAAGTATCCGTCTCGGTTATCACCTAACAAAAATTTAATTTGTGCCGGCTTGGCATTGGTTGTTAACCAAGTTTCTAAATCTTCATTGGTTTGTCGTGTGACTCTTTGATTTAGATATCGTTGTAGCAAATCACTGTAGGTTTTTGGCATTCCTGCTCTGAATTGATCAGCAGCAGCACCCAGTGAATTTACTGCTTTTTCAGCAGCCGATATTAAGGCAACTGGTTGTTTAATTTGAAATCGGGCGCCTATGTTTGGTGGTACCACAGACACAGTGTTATTGGTCAATGCAGGACCACTCCAAGGTGATCCATTGTATTGATGTGCCACAATCAATGCTTGACGACCATTGATCAACTGTCCCAATGCGCTGTCAACAGGCACACGATATTCAACTGTCACTGGCTTAAACACAAATACATTACTGATTGGTGTCAATTGGTGCGCAAACATCAAATCGCCTTTGTACACACCCGGTGCACGAGACACCAACTTTTTCAACCCGTTCCAGAATCCTGCTAGTTTATCATATAGATCTGGCCGTGGAGTACGCGATCGTTTGATTTGTGTGTCGTACTTTTGCCAATCAGCAGGACTGTGAGCATAAAAAGCGTCAGGCATGTACTTGTCGTTAACGAAAAATCTACCTTGTGGGTCTATGCCAAAGTATAGTGCTATGCCCCCATCCCATTTAATACTGACGTTTTCAGGATTTTGAGCAATACTTTTGAGAGCCTGCACATATTGTGCAGCATGATCGCTGCTGTCAAATATACTATCCTCGGGATGAGGAATTCTTGGACTAGCAGTGGCTTCAACAAGATAATCAATGAATGATGTCATTGTATACGGTCAGTGAGAGTTCTAAACCAAGCTGCTGTGCCAACTTGTGCGGTTTCGGGCAACCTTAATAATCCACGAGCAGCATCTTGTCTGGCTGCTGCCAGTTTGCCTTCGCGATCTGGATCATTGGCCAGTGCTGCCATGATGCTTTTCACGCTGTTTAAGTCTGACTCTTTGGCCTTGGGGTTTAATAAAATTTTAGCCACTTCTTTTCTAGTTCTGCCTACTACTTCGTTGGTATCACGATTCATCAACTTGCCACCAAAGGCATCGAATTTAAGATTCTTAAACTTGGCCAGACTGCTCATTAGGATAAACAGTTCGCTGCCTTTGAACTCAGGATCATCATATGAACCACGTGGGCCATGTTGATGCCAAGGTGCCACCACACCGGCATCATGAATAACCATAACGTCCACTTGTGCCAGTCCTTTTTTCCCATCTTTGTCAGTGTAGGGAATACCAATGTGCACATTGCGTCCACTAACTACACTTTCTACGCCTTGCTTTTCAAAGTACTTCTTAAACAATTGTTTGGCATCTTTAACCGGGTCACGGCTGGCACCGGTGTCAAAAAAGTCTACCACATCTTGGGCTTCAACAAATAAGTCAATGTCGCCGGACTGTATCTTAAATCCAGCACTGCCTATGTCGGCCTGCAGACTCTTGGCAATTTCAGGAGGTATTAAATTTTTAGCCTGGTTGACTACTCCAGGCACATCTTCACGTTTCACTGGATTAGATGTCGGGATAGCATTACCACCTTCGTAGAGTTTTAACAAATTACTCATCTTTGAGTCGCCTTATGCCACGAGCAAATTTACTAGTATCACCGCTGCGTATGCTATTGATCAGTCTCCTCTCTAGTTCGCCGGCGGTTTCGTTATCGTAGTTTTCTTTGATAAATTGCAATAAATGAATGGCACTTTGAATCACATTGGTAGCCCTGGTTTCAACAAAGTTTTCTTTGTCTTTGTTAAGACCTAAACTATCTAGTTCGGCCAATATACTTTTGGTACGCTTTTGCAAGATAATCTCCGTATGACTTATTTATTAAGTTATACTTGTGATCGCTTCAAGCCGGCCAACATCTCTTTTAATTTACTAGACTCTACCGTGGTGTTTTTTGCTGTGTTAGGCGACTCTGCATCCTTGACCACAGTGTTGGTTTTAATTCTTTCCATGGTTGTACTTAATGTAGGACGATTTGATTGTTCGGTGTCTATACCAGGATCAGTGATACGCATGGTTTCCATGTTATAGTCTAAGTCAATCTTTTGCCCTACGCCAGTGCTGCTACGTGACTTCATGCACTGTATTTGATACTTGCCACGTTCACGCATGGCTCTACTGGTGAAAATACCGAACACGTTGTCTGCTGTGTTAATTTTACTGATACCACCTGAAATATGACTATGATCAAACTCTACTTCTTCCACTGCCGAACGATTCAACTGCGATGCAGTGATCATGAGCATGCCTAATTCTTTGCTAAGATTACGCAGTTCTTCACTGACATACTTGTCTTTGACAAACAAGTCATTGGGTGATACCTTGGCCGACACCGGCATCAACAAGTCTAAGTAATCAATCATGACAAAGTCTACACGAGTATTAGTTTGAATTTGATATTCTTTCAAATAACTGCGTATGTCATTGATAGTGCTTTGTGCTGGCAAGTATTTGATACGATAACTACCAGCTCGTTTACTGGCTACCCTGACCTTGAGTGCTGTATCTTCGATGCTTTTGCGAATTTCTTTGGTACTCATGTCATTTAACATGGCATCTGTACGCAAACTGGTCAGTTCTTCGCTAAGTTCTAAGGTAACATAAACGCCGTGTAAGCCCTGCTGTAGCCAATTCAGTGCTATGTTCATCATAACCAAGCTCTTGCCCGATCCTGATCCACCAGCAAAGATGTTGAGTTCACCTCGACTGAACCCACCATACATGATTTTGTCCAGTTGTGGCCAACCCGTGCTGACTTGTCCACCAGAATTAAAATAACGATTGATACGATCAGCAGGATCAGCCCAATAATCTGTGCCCAGGTCTTTGGTTAAACTAATTTGTACTGCGTCTTTGATCAAGCGTTCTACAGGATTGTAGTCACCCTTTTCAATCAAGTCTGCGGATTTAAGAATGGCACGTTCAAGTTCTTGTCTACGAGTAAAACTTTCAAATTCTTCCAAGAACCAATCTAAGTGCCCTTGATCCAGTTCGGGCACTATTTTTAATTGTACACCTGTGACCGCGGCAATTTGCTCGCTGTTAGGCAGCACGCCATGTTTGGCCGAGTGCTCGGTAAGAAATTTAGCAGCATCACGAATAGTACGATCAAAATTTTCTGCATTGAAAATATTTTGCACTCGCACAAAACTCTGTGCGTCAGTGAGCATGATTTCCAAGAACAGTCTTTGTAGGTCAACTGAATAATTTTTTTGCATACTAGTTATATAGTTTCTTACGTTTGAGTTCTATTTTAAGGCGACCGGTTTCTCTGGCGTCTAAGATAGTTCGAAGTACAAATAATGCTCCATATTTGACCACTGCTTCGTTGACATCTTTACAGGTTTCTAACCATACAGGAAAACTCACTGTCCAACCGTAGTCTATAGCATTAGTAATCAGTCGACTGCCTGCTCGATCTGCGTCAGGAACCAGTATTACTTCTCTATTCAAGGTGTCAATGATGTCGGCTTGAACTTC